CCATAGACACCAGTGTCACTTGTGCTTTTACCCCAAATACCAACGCCACTTGTGCTTGAACCATAGATACCCCAACTATCTGTGCTTTCACCACGAACACCAATACTACTTGTGCTTCCACCATAAACTCCGTAGCCACTTGTGCTTACGCCAAAGACACCATAATCAGAATAACTCCTTCCAATAACAGCAATCTGGTCATTACTGGCATTGTTAGAACCAAAATAAGCAGTAGTTGTAGCATCTCCACTTAACCATGGGACTTCTAAACGATATCCTGGCACCGTCGTCCCTATCCCCACTCTCCCTGATGTAGTGGCGAATAAGGCAGTGCCGGTTATAGAAGTAGTGCCATCAACTCTAAGGTCTGCTGTGCCGGTTAGGGTGAGGTTAGCGGAGCCGACTATGGTGTTGGTTCCGGTGAATACGGCTACTTGTTCGGCTTCAGCGTTGGCATCAGTGTTGACTTCGTTTATGTGACCAGTATTGTCAAACTTACCAGTAGTAGGATTAATGATATATTTATCCGCAGCGGTACAAGCCATTGATATTGCTACAGTTGCTAGGATTACAAGCAGTACTATCTTCTTCATTAGTTATAAGTGTAACCGGTCCTTTCATCCCACTCGTTATCAAATTGATCATTACCATCAGCGAACCCAACGGTATCTATATTACTATCTGTATAAGTAACCTTCTTGATCTGCCATCTAGTAACACTGGTAGCGGTACCAGGTTTAGCATAGCCAACGTACTCAATGTCACCAGTACCATCCCTAGATACCTGGATAGCAAATAATGCACTAATATCCTCTACTGGTTGTACAACTATACTATCATAAACTTTCTTTTGATCAGCAATTACATAAGTAGTTGCACTTAAAAGAATTAAAACAATAATCGCCCTAAGTATAGCTTTCTCCGTCATTCTACTATCTCCTCTAGAAGCTCAAGCTTAGCCCTCATAGATGCAGTCAGAGTTTCATTACCCTTCCTCTCAGCTTCAAGCATCTCCTTGTGCAGCTCTTCCTTGTACTTTCTGATTCTTTCCCCTTTTCTTTCCAGTGAGTCTTCTATCTTAATAGCTTCATCAGCACGTTTCTTAGCCCAGTCTTCTTCCAGATATGGCATCAACAGATCCCGCTTCATCTCTGAGTTAGCCCCAATAAGTAAGTACTTAGATAGTATAAATAACTTCATTCTCTGGAACATAGAGATCTTATTATCAGTCTTAACCTGCTCAACTTCAGTTACAAGTTTCTTAATAGCCCCCTGAAGCCCTACCACATGAGCAGAAACCTTAGTTACCTCACCCTTAAGTTCTGCCAATACATCTCTTACGCTTTCAAGGCGGCTGTTATTTACATCAGCCACCTTCTTAAGATTATCCAATTTCCCCTTCAAGTCCTTAAACATATCCCCCTACCTTTCCGCAAACCCTAGTTTGATTTTAAAGGCCTCATCTGCAGTAGCACCAGCTATGGCTAAAGTATACACCCCTTCAACTATAAAAGGATTCAGGTCATTAATCTCTTTAGTAACCCCCACATAACTCTTTACTACTATATCATCCTCATCAGTGATTGTGAAATCAAAGATAGTGGCAGCTGTAGCAGGCTTAAGGTAAACCTGCCGGCACAAGGCTCCATCAATCTTAAGTGTATTACCAGACCAAACCCCGCTAGAAGTAGTAGCATTAGGTTTATACCAGTATACTAACATTTCCTAAGCCTCTCAACACTTGATGCTGTTGGATCCCCCGGTTCTAGATTACGCTGTAATTGCTTCCATTCCTTGATTGCAGTAGCATTACGCTTCTCCCACTGCAGGTTCTTAAAAGGTGCCCCTGGATTTTTATTCAAATCATTCATCTCATCATAAGTAAGCATACCGGACCTTATCGAAGCCTCAAGTTCATGGGCCCGCTTAGCCATCTTATCCTTGGTTATAGTCTTTATTTTCTTGGGAGAATGATCTTGAATAATCCTGGAGTATCTGTTTCTTTGCTGCTGTAATATACCGCGGTCAATACCTTCCCCTGGTGTACCCCGGCCAACACCCTCACTTAGAGTTCTATCTAAAGTGTCCATTTCTCTAAGCTCATCTTTTAGACTCCTGAGCTCAGATGGGGATAATACTTCCTTCCTGACTGCCATACTACCCCCTTATTTTAAGTAAATTATTAACTCACCACCATCTATATCTTCAATATACAACCCTGGTACTGTCCAACCAGAACAGAAGCTAACTGTCCATTGAACCTGGTTAACAGTAACAGCAGTATTATCATAGGCCGCGTTATCAGCTCTTACAGCTATAATAATATCACCATCAACATCACCTAATTTTATAGTCAGGTCATCATCTGCAGCAATATTCATGGTAGATGCTTGAGTACCTACCCATTGCATACCAAGGATTGTTAAAGGACCTTTGCCACCACTAGTAGCAGAAGGACCTCCTACCTGGGTATCAGTGGTATCAATTACTACTACCTCTCCATTAAACCTGTTGGACATATCTCTACCTCACATTATCTATCTGTTGAGCAGTGGGGAACTTGATACCCTTTTTAACCAGGTACTTAGCCTTATCACGTGCTTCTTCATTGACCAGGCTACCTCCCCATCCTTCTGCTCTCAGTGTTTTGTCTTGTTGTACTCTATCCTTACCAAACTGCTTACTTCTCATCTTGAACAATTACCTTTTCTTCTCCATTAGGAGAATCTTCAGTTTTAACCGATTTGCCCTTGTCCTTAATCTTACCCATACCTAACCCTACCTTTCTAGTAGTTATTGCTAGAACGCCCTGTTACAGCCCTTAAAACGCCAAAAAAGGGCATCCTAGCAATAAGTCTAAACCTTAAACATCAATCGTGTCACCAGTTTCATCCTGACAACCAGCTACCTTAACATTGTCATGGCAGTCAATGTCAGTACCACCATCAGATACTGTGATAGCAGTGTGACTAAACATACAGTCACTGATAAGACCAGTCATAGTAGCAGCACTGAAGCTAATAAACGTACCAGTTGGTTTTATACCAAAGGTACAGTTCTTAATATCGATCTCATAAATGACACCGTCACCACTAATATTAGGTCCAGCTACTGTACTGTCATTGTCACCACGAAATGCACAGTTATAGATCTTTGGAGATCTAACTGGATAGTTACTACCAGACTGGATAAAGATACCAGACTGACATGCTTCAAACTCGCAGTTCATAATGCTGTTATAAGAACCAGCATTAAATACAATACCGGAGTTAGCTATTGAACTAGCATTACGGAAGTGACAGTTAGCTATAACTGTGCCCCATGCGGTAGTTGAAGTACCATTATCACCTTCAAGTCTTATAAGACCGGTAGTAGCACTACCTTTGTTGAAGGCAAGGTTTTCAATAGCGCAGTTAGGAGCTCTAACAGTCATGATGGAACCAGCTGCAGAACCACGAATCTGACAATAAAAAGGATTCACGGCATTAGCAGTGGTACCAATTACAGCTAGGCCATACTTGGCATACGGGATAGTAATGTTATTCTCTGCATACCTTTGAGGGTCAGTAGCATCAGTACCAGGACCTCTACCACGAACATAGATTACATCCTGTGCTGAAGCTGCTGAGATGGCACCACCAATAGTAGATTTAGCAGTAGTGGGATCATCCCCAGCATTGCCATCAGAACCATTGTCACCATCTACAAAGAGAACATCTCCCCACATACCCAGGTTTCTTGTGTCATTACCTGTTTGAGGAATGCCCCAGCTTGATACACCATACGGAAACTTTGTTATTCCCATTGTTATCTCCTTGTTTAGGGACGCTTGCGCGCCATGTGGGATTGAGAGCCCCGAAGGGCTCTCTCACCACATCTTACCCATTGCTAGCTAACTTCAGCTCCTTGGAGCCAAGTCCAGCTAGAGAAACCATACCCATAACGAGTATAGGTAGACCACTTACTGACATCATCTTATCCACAGTATTTCTCTGTGGGATGGACTATACCTTCATCCCTTACGGGAGCGGATATTATAGTCTCTGAACCTTCCGTAAAACTCTTGAGCGCCTTAAGCTGTTCATAAGCTATAGGTAGGTATTCATGCCTACCCCGCTTTTGCTTAAGCATCACACAAGTTCTCCAGATGGCATATTCTGCTGCCTTCTTAGCTCGAAGCGGACACTCGTCAAGAACTTCTACTAACTTCATACAGTGCTTAACGTTGTCAATCTGATAAGATACCATAGGATTTCTCTCTATGTTATTATGAAAGTATATCTTACCTGTGCCAAGAAACTTCTGTATCTGGAGTAAGATGGGAGTATCATCTGCCCGTAAATGAATATTGAACCTCGGATAATACATCGGATTAAGATGCTTATGTTGCCTGTGAATATGTAGCCCAAAGCTACCTTCACCATCTATCAACCCTGCTAAGTAATTTCCGAAGTTCTTATCCATTTACGCCACCTGTTTTACGGCTTGGCTGCTGATTGCCCAATCTTCAACATTGTCACTATTCGCTATTGCTTCTGCTTCTGCGATAAGTAGTTGAAGCTCTAAGGGGTTTCCAGCAGTTTCATCCGTTTGCTCTTCACCGTTACCGGTGAATGACCCATTTACATAGGTATCAAAGTCTTTGTCCTTGTTGAATTCAACCCCAACACGGTCAAACCACTTCAAGAACATCTTTGCATACCTTTCATCGATTAAAAACCAATTATTTGTGTCAGTCAAATAATCCCACACGACGACCTTATAATTCTGAGTCTTAATGAAGTTCAGAGTGTTATTGGCATCATATGGAGTCTGAGGAGTCTGGGTAATCTCATATGCTTTCTGTTCAAGTTCTGGCGGAACCAGAAGCAGTGAACCCTTAGCAGTCAGGAGATTATCCTTATCATCCGTAAAACCTCTCATACTTAATCTTGCGGTAGCAAGAGAAGTACTAGAGAGGGCTGCGGTTCCCAAGTTATCCTGGGTGGTCGATGTACCATTCCAGGTGTGAGCGTTAGCACAAAGAGCGAAGCCATCCCCACCAGCAAATACAGCAGTACTAAAAGCGTTATTGAAAACGCTGGCAGCATGCTTCTCGCGGGTTCTCTTTGCTGACAGAGCTAAGAGCTGAGGTCGCTTATTAATAATGGAATATTGGTCATCCAATTGTTACTACACATCTTATAGATGTGCGACTATCCTGTTTCCAGATAGCTCTGCAGTTTTAGATATATCTGCAGATCGGACTATATCATCACTAGGTAGTAGTGTCTGGCGTATAGTCTCTACGGATAATATTTCATTTGAAGAATCCCTATTCAGCTGCTTACACGCTAGCCATAATGCAGTCTCTTTCTCTCCAGTAGGCCGATTCTGCCCACCCCTGACTCCATAACGAGGCTTACGTACAACCGTTTCTCTTATCTCAACAAACTTCACTAAAAGCTCAGCCTGAAGCTTCTTAATAATAAGATACGGGATGAGTGCCTGGCATATCTTCTTTACATCCTGTTGCTTAACTATCTGGATTTGGTAACTATCCTTCCAGTGAGCTAGCTTAGTACCACTAAATGATTTACTCTTAATCTTAGGGGTCCTACCAGTAATGCTTTCCAATATGGTTTGACTCTCCTGAAGTGAAGCATAGTTGGTATTAACTATCTGGAAAATAGGGCGAATATGAGCAGTTCTATTCTTTGCTCTACATTCATTTATCCTGCAAAGAGTTATCGTCCCTTCTCCATCAGTAAAACCTGCTAACCATGCTAATCTCCGCTCTTCCATTTTATTCTTTCCTCGGTATTGCCCTACACAAGTAGGGGTTCCACCGATTTGGCCAAATTTAAAGTGGACAATGACTTATCCACTAACTTGCGCTCAACTTTCATGCCCTGTACCCACTCACGGTGGGTGTAGCTAATTCTATACTGACCTTCGAAGTCAGTATATGGTACTTTACCGGTGAACTCTTCCAAGTCACCTACTCCACCTAAGGCGTAATCGTACTCGGTAGCTTTGGTAGATTTTTCCATACCATAAAGCTTATCCATTGCGCCATCAGGCAAAGCATACTCGTCGGTAAAGATCTTGCGAAGTCCCTTATTGTTAGACACTTAGGTTCTTTATCCTAAGTCTACTTCACATTCCTGTGAAGAACGGACTATATCATCACTTTCGTGGACGGCACTCGTGGGAGCATTACTGTCTGTTCTAGACTCGGCTCCTAGTCTCTGGACCTTCTGAAGAATCCCTTCTTCAGCTTGGCTGCTGATTGTCTGTTCTAGATGTCCCAGCAATTCACCGCCTTTGCTTATACCCCTGAATATAGCTACATAACGATACTCTTTCATCATTGTTTTCTCGTGACATTCTACGCAAAGAGTTATTCCGTTAGATAGTTCATAAATCAAGTGAGGAAAATCCCTTACAGGTAATATGTGGTGAGGATGAAAGGTATTTTTCTGTTTACCCTTCGTACCACATCCACGGCAAGTATAATTATCTCTTTCATAAACAGCCTTGCGCCATTCTTTCCACTGCCAAGTATGCCTAGGTTCTCCTGTATACTTCCCACCCTTCCAATTCCAGTGATCAGCACCAGATTTAGCCTTAAGCCTATTGGCTATTTTAATGTTAGCAAGATGTTCTTCTGTCATAACTATACCTTGTCGCGCCTGACTTCGAGTTCTCCTGGGAATACTTAAACGATTAAGAGCTACGAACACAGTTGAAGTAACACAACCAATCTCTTTAGCTATATCCACAGTAGTCCTACCTTTATCGATATACTGTTCTCTTAGCCAAGATTCGTTGCAAAGCTGAGGATGTTTAGTAGAAGACATACGAACTTTCTCCTTTTGCTCAGGAGTCCATTCCCTGTACCCTCTTTTATCATCAGCTCTTTTTTTAGTGTTCCAGTGTCCCATCGTTTTCCCTTATAGTCCCCAACTTTGAGGATCGAGTAAATATCCGAACTGTTCTGAGTTTACAATACCCAACTCAAGTCACCTCCTAAGTAATAATCGGTGCATTTGAAACAGTACCACCAAGCAGTAAGTGATCCATTAACTGGATATCAGCATACAACTTAGTAGTAGCAGCAGCAAATGTGTTACCAGAGTGTCTTTCGACTTTCAAAGGTGCTGGAGGGTTAGCTCCATCACTAATGAAATTCTGGAGAACAAGTATAGCACCAGTACCTGTAGCTGCAACACCCTTAAGATGGGTACCAACGTTGCCAGAAGCTGCGCTAAGATCCAAAGATCCGCCAGCTGCTAAGCAGGTATATGCGTTAGAAATGACAATAAAAGTATCTGAGGTATTAGTACCCGCCATATTATCGTCATAACTAGTACATGCAGTTACACTTGTAGTACTTGTACTTGCACCAATTTGTGACAAGTTGCCTGCTCCACCAGTAGTAGATCCTACGTCTGTTACGTAGATCCAGTCACCTTCACGGTCAGTTGTGAAAGTAGCTGTGGTTACTTTACCAGTAGTATCAGCAGCAGTGTTCACGGTGTCATCATCTGCATGCTGGGAATACTCAGCCAGCCATACAGCTAATGGGTTAATAATCATCTTGACGTAGTTGCTTACACCAGTAGCAGCTGCAGTTGCAGCATTGGTGCCAGTGCCCAATCCATTTTCTGAAGGATTGTCAACACCTGAGAAATGTACGCTATAGTCATAGAACTCAGCAGCTACTCCAACTACGTTATCAAGCGTAGCAGGATTAGTGTTCTGCAGGCCAAAACGATTGCCTGTAGAAGTAATAGCACCTTCTCTTGAGACTACAGCACCTCTCAGAATGTCTGAAGTACCGGAAACAACTTCATCTCTGATAATTGGTTCTGCGTTCGATAGATCATAATGGAACTTCACTTCATACCTCCTTGTTTAACTTTCAGTTTGCTCCCCAGCTCGTACAGTTCCACAATACGAAGCCATTTTTCTTTCTTAAAGGGTCCATACGGATGAATGCTACCCTCCGCTCCCATAGGTAAGTTAGATATGTCATACTGGAAAGTTATTCCACACTTACGACATCTATACCTTTGGCGGTAAGCTGTTAGGTCTTCTACCCACCTAATAGCTTCTGAGTGGCACACGGGGCAAGTTAGCTTGCCCTGATATGCTCCCTTGTTGATATTCTTGGTAAATATACCCATTACTTAACCCCTGTCATATACTGCTCTACAGTTAATCCCATGGCCGCGGCAGTTGCTGCTTGTTCCTGCGTTGGTTGAGATGCTGCGGGAGCTACAGCGGGAGCCGAAAACGTACCAGCTATACCTTGAACAGTCTCACCTGCCTGGAGTCTCTCCAGAGTTGTTTTCTGATTCTGTTCAAGAATAGAATCGACTTTCTGGCCCTTAACAGCAAAGTATGCTAGTTCAACTACTCCTGGGTCAGCTCTTCTGTTCATTGGGATTGCTCTCAGATACCTACGTATGTCATCCCTATAGTTATTAAAATCAGGATGTTTCCCCGCGGTCTGTGCTTCTTGAGCATCCACTGCTGCACCAGTACTATCATACCAGTTAAGTGCTAGATTCATCTCTGCCTGCATTCCCTTCCTAGGATCTGTATCCCACAGTTCTGCTAATTGTTGATCAACCATAGCTGCTTGTGGTGGCTGTTGATAAGGCTGTTGTGGTGCTCCTGGTTGTTGATAAGGTTGTTGTTGCGGCTGCAAGCCAGTTATGGCCTGCTTAAGCACTTCAACTTCCTCTTTCAGAGCCTTAGCCTGCTCCCTAGATTCGTGCAATGCTGCTAGCGGTACTGTCTTCGTTGGATCCGATATCGGTGGATCAGCCGGTTTTGCACCTGGCGCCGGTGCGGGCGGTGTTGCCGGTGGTGTCGCTGGCGGCGCAGCGGGTGCTCCTGTTGCGGCTGGAGCTGGTGCCGGTGTTCCGATTGGTTCTGGCATTACTACCTCCTGTTAACGAACTGATCTCGCTCAGTCCGAAGCGATTTATTCCCCTGCCTACACATCAAGAGTTTCCCTGTCAATTACATCCTGAGGCATATGCTTAAAGGACTCTAACAACTTCACTGCATTCTGTATATATGGAAAGTCTCCATGAGAACATGTCTTAAGCTTGTTTACTTCAGCTTCTATTCTGTAGTCAAGCTCCCCCACAACCATGTCCCAAAAAGACGAACGTCTTAAATCAGTTGCTTGCTCAATATTCATTTTTTTCATGCTGTTTGTGCTCCCCGCCATGGATCGCTCTGAACACTCCTAACACCAGCCCTACCAGTAGGATCACCTTCAGCCCTAGTAATAGCAGGAGCTAAAGCAGGTATCAAAGAAGCAGCTTGAGCTCTTACATCCTCGCTACCCTGCGCAGGAGCAAACAAGGCATTCTTATACCTAGGAGTAAACTCTGTATAAGGCGTTGGTCCTTGTGGATACCATGTTGGATCTGCCATTATTGTGGTGCTCCTTGTGGTGCTCCTGGTTCCTGCTGTGCTGGTGGTGTACCTAACATCTCTTGTTTTATTTGTTCTGGAGTAGCCCCCTCAGCTAGTCTCTGCTGAATACCCCGTTCTTCTTGAGGAGATAAGCCACCTGGCTTCTGTCCCCCTTGCTGAGGTGGGGTTAGTAACTTATTAATATCTTTAAAACCAAATAGCTCAGCTATTCTACGATTAATCTCTTGTCTGTTAATCGTTGGGTCCTGAGCAGTAACCTCTTTGAATCTTAACAACTGACCTACCTGAGTCTCCTTGTCTAAGGTCTCAGAGATACCAGTAGGTATAAAGAACACCTTAGCCTGTATCTCTTCAGGGGTAATCTTAATAGGTTTCATCTCACCCTGCTTGCCAGTAATCTCTACCCACTCTGGTTCAGACATGAATTGCTTAAGGTTACTGAAGAAGAACATAGCCAGCTGTTGGATAAGATCTATCTCCATCTTTCTAAGAACTGGTCTAAACCTCATGCCTGCAGCACCTTGCAACAATTGGATACCCATAGCAGTCCTGTGTTCCTGGCCTATCTCAGGCATTAAGTTGGCCACCGCGCCAGTAGCTTCCCTGAAATCCTGCTTAGCAATCTTCTCTTCTTCATAAGAAGACTGGGTTACATCAGGCATGTCCATCCATTTAATGTTATTAATATCAGAGACCTTATGGAAAAGACCTGGTTTAGACACCATAAGCTTCTTATGGTTAATCAGGTTATCATTACCATTGTAGATACCCATTCTATTAAGTACTAAGTCAACGTTATCTAGCCGTTGGTTTACAAGCTTGTTAATTCTCTCTTGTGTTGGTTGACCAATCTGGCCTATGCCAACACCAAACCAGCTAGGCTTAGGGTCTTCAAAGAGCTTAAACTTACAATAAGGCTCCATCTGGTGGTTAAATGGATTAGTAATGCTTCTGATAGCCACCTTACGATTAATTACAATACCCCACCATGGAACAGCCTTGCGGACCAAAGGCTTCCCATCCATGATAACCTCTTCATCCCAAGGACCCCAATACTCCAGTACTTCGTATTCCTTCTCTTTTTCCGGATTTATCTCTTGGTTGGGAGATCCAGTAGTGCCCTCTGGTTTACTTTCAAGTGCCTCAGCTAGCTTAGCTATATCGAACCTACTGTCAGCTAAGGCTTTAAGAGTTTCACCATCTATGAATCTCCTACGTATAATTGGCAAGCCGTCTCCTACCCGGCGCTTGGCCGGGTGCGGAAACATCTCAAAGTAGTTAATAGCCTTGCAATCAGGCCTAGCTTCTATTGGTACAAAGTATCTTCTTACCTCTCCAGTATTAGGATCAGTAGCATGCTGATAGCCCTTCTTTACTAGCCAGGCCCCGCCTTCAAGATAGCCAGTACCAAAGAGAGTGCACTGAGTTAAGCTGGGTAATACCTCACCCTGGACATCAGCTACTCTAAAGTGGTGCTTAATAATGCCCTTGATGCGAATACCCTGCTCCTCCGGAGCGTCCCCTTCAACGTGTACGTCAACAGGAGCATCCGTAGGGAAAAGAGCGGTAAACAATCGGGGGGTTATTGTCTGCTCTCCTTCCACCATCAAGGGCACGTTTATAGCATTCATCCATTCCAAGGACTTAGTAGGGGGTTTATTGTTCCACATGTTATAGATCTTCTCATCCTTGCTAAACCTATCCTGGTGGAACTTCTCATAGCGCTCAAATTCATCTTTTACGTGCTCTACAAAAGGGTCCTTCATCTTCTCAGCCATTAGAATTTCCTTTCAACTAAATCACTATAAGCAGTACTACCAGTATTTACTTTCTCAGGGTACTTGGCGTATTCACCAGTGTAGCGTACCTCATCATCTTCAGTTTCATCAGGTGGTCTATACTCAGGGCCGGCATTGTAAATGTATCTTAAGCAGTCCATAAAGTGATCATATCTCTTATGGGGTATATTCTTCTTCTCAAAGTGCTCAGCATTAGACTTGCGTTCCTCCCAGATATAGTGCTGGAACTCATAGATAGTCTGGGTGCAGTGCCTAGAAACACGCAAGGTAGGTTCAGTAGAACTATTTAGCTTGTTAAATTGGGGTGTCAACGCCTTCTTAATACGTTGCTGCCCTAAAAGAGGATCAGTGCTAGCCCTCTGAGCATAGATGCCATACTTCATGAACTCTTTGCGCGTGTTGAAACCTCCGGCTAACTCATTGTCCTTATCCATTGCTGGATCTATAAAGCGTACAAAAGGCTGAAACTCACCTTCTTGAGCATGAATAGCATGAGAGATCTGCTCAACATTCATGTTATCAAGCCATAGTTCATCATATACCCAATGTTGGCCTTGGGGATCAACAGCTAGCCAGAGACAGGCTGTGGGGGTTCTAGGGTGGGGATCAATACAGAAGTACCTGGTCCAGTTATTCTTAACTGGAACAGTCTCACAGATATGGTAGTTGGGGTTAAACTCTTTATATATTAGGCCAGATAGGTGAAGGAAGCGGCCATGGAGTCTAGCTTCCTTCTCTTCTTCGGTTAGGTTTCTCTGGAAGTCCATAATGGCATCTTCAGATAGGTGGGGGTTATCACGCATGTCAACTGTTACTACAAAGGTCTTCTTACCATCAGCCTTGGTATATATGTCATCATATATCCATGGCTGGGTCAGTGGGGTTAACGTGAGCCAGTTCCGCCCTCTAAAATCAACAAGACCACGTAAAGTAGCAATATACTTATCTCTTGGTGGTGGTTCATCAAACCAGGCTATATGTCCTTTCCATCCTTCAAATTGTTCTACATTCATCTCATATGTTAATATATCAAACTGGGATCCATTCTTCATGATCCACTTAACCGGTATTCCAATAGGGTTACGTATCTTCTTGGCCACAAGACTCATATCCAACCATTCTTCCAGGAAAGGTATAATAACCTCACCTATCCCCTTCTGGAAGTCCTTACCTGCTATCCTGCCCTTGATAGGGCCATGGTACCTTTTGGCTTCAGGATACCACTTGGGGTACAGGCCTGTGATATGGAACAGGAACTCCATACCCCCAGCGGTAGTCTTTCCAGAACGGTTACCACCAAAGATAGCTCTAGTAGTACAAGCAGAGCTATGGAAGGTCTCCTGTTGCTTGTAGGGCTCATAATACAGGATCTTCTTACTCTTCCGGTATTGAATCTCGTCTTCCAGGAGCTGGAGGTATGTCTCCTGATTCTCCCGGGTCAGAGTCTTGAACTCCGAGTCCGTTAGATGCGTTCCGAGCGATGGAACTAAGCCGCTTGAACTCATTTGCTAAGTCCTCTGCTGATAGCCCTTTAGTGAGACTGAAAGAACCAATCTCCACTCCAGGGGTTGCTTTGGTTAAAGTATTAAGTATCTTGGTTAGTTCTTGAGTATTCTGGGGAGAAAGCTTTTTCTTCTTTTTAAGCTCAACTAGCCTGTCATAGATCATAGCCATAGCTAAAACCTTATTTGACTTGGTTAAATGCTTGATCTTAACAGAATTACGTGCACTGAGTTTATTAAGCTCTTCTCTGAATAGGTGGGCAATAGTACCCTGAGTCTCAGAATTACCCTCAAAGAGGTCATATAAGGTTTCTAGGGGGATTTTACAAGCAGCAGCCATCTCTTTAATTGAGAAGATTCCCTCCTCAAAGAGCTCAAGTACTTTAAAATGCTTAGGTTGTAGTTTAGCAGCTGGCCTAGCCATAAGAGTATTATAGTGAAAAGTAAAAAAAAGGGAACCCGTCGCTGAATGCAACAGTTCCCAGTGTCAATAAATAGATTATATCACATAAGTCCTTATATGTCAAGGGGAAAGTTAAAAAAATATAGAGGAAAATATATGTGGGTGGGGGTCACTAGTATGCCAGGGCACGGT